TTGAGATTTAAATCCTTTAATCGGTTCCGGTTTAATCAAATCAACAATCTCGGCAAAAGTATTTCCATTAGCATCTTCAATAGTTACATCCTCTTCTTTTACGCAACGATTATAAGTTTTGCCAAATAACTTTTGAGTTCCTTTCTTTTTATATCCTGGCCAACACTTCATTTCATCCATAATTTTATCGACCAATCTTTGCTCTTCCATTTCTCCGCTTGCAATATAATCCGCTGCGGTATCAATGTAATCTGCTGCTTTTGTTATTTTTGATTGAACCCATGCTTCCAAATCACCTTCACCTTTGCCAACTTTTGCCTTAAGTCTCTTTACTGCATCTTCAATAGTTTTAAATTCTGACCTTGCCATTGAGTATTCTTCATCTTTAACAGAAACTTTATCCCATGCCTTTTCGCCGTAAGAACATTGAGATCTAGTTTCTCTCTTGTCACATAATGGACAATATCTTTCTTCCTCTTGCATCATCTCTTCTGATTTAGTTCCCCAGTTTGCTGCACCAACTTTACGACACTTAACTAGTGCTCCAGAAGCATATGCACTTGGCCAAACATCATATCTTGACTTTACTTTGTGATAGCAAGCATCTTTTTTTCCACTACCTTTACTTGGTTTATCCTTTGCTTCTTGTACATCCATTTCTTCTTTCATTTTCTTTCTAGGTGAATCTGTGGATACATAAGTTGGTTTTGCAGCTCCTGTTTTTTGTTGCTGTCCAGGATCTGTTGCTTTTTTTCTTCTTGCTGCCGCACGTCTTTCTGCTGGTGTCATGCTGGATCTTTTGGAAGAAGAAACGCATTTAGGAACTCCTTCTCCTGGTTCGTCGCTTGCGCATGTTCCGCCAGTTACAACATTAACCCATCCAGATTTTCCATCTTTTGATCTAGATTTTCCAAACCAATCACGAAGACCTTCTTCGCTTACATCTTTAAACTTTTTATGGTGCTTTTTGGCATCTGCTTCCATTTTTTTCAAACGAGTATAATAATCTGGAATTTCATCCAAATGCTGAAGAGCAATATCTTTTGCTAAGTCATGATCTTTGGTATGTTCATGCTCAATAGGTTCCCCCATATCAAGTTGCTTTTGTATGAAAGAAACATCAAGACGATGCTTCTTAGCAATTTGCTCAACTGTTTTATGTGACTTGAACTTGGGCATTACTCAACTGGTTTTGATTTAGTCTGCTCACCTTTTGCTCTTTTTCTCCTCGCCGCGCAATGGGCACGTTGAGAAAATCCTTTTGGATTTGAACAATCAATACTCTTTTTATATTTATTAGTCCACTCTTCTTGAAATTCTTTGAATGATTTCATAATTTAATTGCAGTAAGAATAACTTTAAAAGTCGTTGCATTCGAAGAACTTGGATATGCTAAAAGTCTCAGAAATCCAGAATTAAGGTCCGTCGAAAATGTTGCTATTCCTACTGGTTGATTAATTGTTCCATATTCTGATATGTATGTGGCGGAACCATCGTGAATAGTATTAACTACTGTCATATTATAGTTAGTTCCTTCGGTAATTTGGATCTGATATGTGGCAGATCTGAAAATTGTTGAATTAATCGAAGAAATTGCTGTTTCTGATGTTGTTGTAGTAGTTACGACTCCAGAAATTATTGTTCCCGCATCTAAACCCAAAGAGGATGCTGTCAATGTACCTACAGCAATATTTGGTGTTCCTGTCAGTCCCTGAGAAATTGTTGAAATACCAGATGTCGTTGCATACTCGGCAGTTACCGCATTAGTACTAATGCCACTTGATACTGCATAGGTACTTACTCCGGCATTTACTGCATAAGTAGCAATTCCTGCAGTATTTGCATATCCACTGTTTCCGCTACCTGGGAGATTGGTTAATAAAGATCCGTCTCCTACAAAATAAGTTGCGGTGACAACCCCAACAGACATTCCAATATCTGAAGTGTTACCATATCCAAGAGTTTGATTTAAATTCTGTGTTCCAACACCACCACTGCCTGGGTCTCCAACCCACTTATCGAGTAAAGAATTATATTTTAAATAATAATTGTTTGTTTTTGCAGTGTTTCTATCAATATCATCCAAAAATTCTAGACGAACTTCACCACCTCCACCTTGAGCGTTAACGACGTTTCTCAGGTACTCCAGTTCTCTTCTTATTTTGATTATTTCTGGATCATTAGTATTTTCTTGAACCTCTTTTTTAGTCGTTAACTGTTCTAAAATTTTAAGAGCACTATCTATAGCATCATCACTTTCTTCTAAATCTTCTACTTTTGGTTCAAATTCTTCTACTATCTCAGTTTCTAAAATAACAGATTCATTATTTTCATATATTTGAACTATATCTAATTGATTTACTTCTAATAAATTTATTTCTTCTTTTTGATTATCTTCAACATCAATTTTTTTATTTTCTTTTGTTATTGGTTCCGAATATAACCAAGACTCTAAAGCTTTAACTTGACGGTCAAGTTGTTTTTGTTTTTTTTCTTTTTTTATCTTTTCTTCTTTTACAGACTCCTTTACTTGGGTAAAAATAGAATCAATATTGATTTCCCCGACAAGAGACTTGAATTCATCATCTTTTTCTTTTTTTGCTTTACCTACTAGAGAAAAAAATTCTTGAAGTTCCGTTTTCATTTTTTGTCTAAATCATTGTTCTTTAAAAGTTTAGCTAACTCTGCAGTAGATCCAACAAATAAAGCATTATTGACTGTTGTTGGACTTTTACCAACTTTTTCTTCTTCAATATCTTTAAGTTTCTTCTGCAAATCCATTAACTTATCGGTTGCATCTGCGACGTTTTTAATCAATTGTCCAGCAACTTCATATGCCCTTGGCATTTCACTTTCTTGTGCTAGTTCTAAAATCCCATTGATTGCTTCTTGACCTTTTTCTATAATCGAATAGAGATTTCCTCTCGTATATTCATAATCCTTTTTAACATCATCCGCAGTAGAAGATATCTTTTCAATTTCAGCAGAAACTTTTTCGGTTTCAACCGGAACTATATCTATATCAGCATCAACATTAAAAGTTTTATTAATCTCATCAAATTTTTTTGTCATTTTCATAAGATGTTCTCACTAAATCCAAAGTCATCTCCAGTTTGAATCAAGGCATTGTCTTCAGCAGTTATTCTATAAACGGCAGACCCAGAGACGTGAGAGGATGCCGTTGTACTGTCTGCGCCTCTTGTAACAGTAAGTACGTTACCTGCTTTTTTATCAACATACATTTCTTCTTCATCTACGTAAATATACGTATTAACTGTGATAGATGATGCATCATTAACTTCAACTAATGTGTCAGTGTCGGATAGATTTTTGGATAGATTTGTTGTAACGTTACCAGTATAATTTTTAGTTGCTCTTGGTTCTATTGAATAAACAACTTCTCTTGTTGGAGTTGCTGTAGAATCTCCAGAAATAAGACCAATAGAAACTTTTTTGATAATATCTGTAGAAACAGAAGATGTTGGTCCAAAGAGGTACGTTTTTGCAGTAAATCTTAAAGTGTAAATCAAAGATCTTCTTTGAGAAAAATCACCCTCATAGTCATCACTCATAGACACACTATTCAGAATAACTGGTACGTCTCTTTTCTCTCCTATTTCAGAAACTAAATCAACCGTAATATTGTATGCTGGTTGAAAGTATGGTAATATTTGCTCTATGATTTGGAGCATATCATCGTTTAACTTTGTAAATATGCTCAGTTCAAAATCAAGATTATATGGTACTGGAAGATATGTTTTTCTCTGCTGAGTTTTATCGGAAACGGATGGGGATAGAAATGTTTGAACGGTTGAAGATTTTCTAGAACCATCATAAGATATACCGACCAGTTCAAAAGACATTCTTGGTAATGTTATTTGAACTGGTTTATTTAAATCTGGAGATTGTTCTAATCTAGCTAGAAATTTTTGAGTTGGACCGTAAGCTAAAGGAACTTTTATTACACTAACATTAGAACCGGAACTATCTTTATGTTTTATAGTAATATCATTAAATAACGATCCAAAAGACACAATTGTCTTTCTAAAAATTTCGTTGTAAAAATATTCAAACATTTTATTATTTAAATTTTATATAATATTTATTTAAGTCACAAAGTACCAAAAGGATTTGCCTCGCTAAAATCAATAACCTTATCTGCTTCTTCCTCTATGATGTCATTTTGAGCGTAAGGATCAACAAGATTATCAGATTTTAGTGTTCTTAATTTATATGATGCTCCACTTGTAGATCCTGTAATAGTTTCTCCTGATGCAAAAGATCCACTGACAATAAAAACTTCAAGTTTATTATTATCCGAATCCCAAGAATTTACTCTTGCAGTTGTTCCAGAAATTGATCCTGTTACTATTTCGTTGTACTTAAATGATCCAGTTCCACTTGAACCTGGACTTGCTATTGTAATAGTTGGTGCTGCTGTATATCCTATACCTGCGTCTCTGAGTCTTATTTGGGTAATAGTTCCGGCGGCACTCACAACAGCGTAACCAACTGCTGTAGTTCCTATTCCTGGACCGCTGAATGTTACCGTTGGTGATGTTGAATATCCAGAACCACCATTTGTTATGGTAACGATTCCGACAACACCATCACCAATTACTGCTGTTGCAGCAACACCACTTCCACCACCACCAATAAAAGCAATTGCTGGTGTGACAGTATAACCATATCCAGAATTAACAAGTTCAACACCTTGGACTTTCAGTGATGATGTTCCATTGCAATCAATCAGGTTGCCAATCATAGTTGCAACGCCAACCGCAGTATATCCACCAGATGGAGCAGAAGATATTGCCACCTTTGGTTGCGTATTAAATCCACCTCCTCTATTGGTTACTCTAACAAATCTAACACCACCATTTACAATGTTTGTGAGTGCTGTCGCAGTCACCGCTGCTCCAACTACAGTTAATGTCTGTATATAACCTTGATTTTGAATATTATCGTCTATTTCTTCAATACTAGTATCAACAACTTCATCTTCATATCTAAAGAGTTCGCATCTCAATTCATAAACATAATTCTTTTGGAGTTGATAGAACGGTTGCTCGTGTTCTACGTATTTAATCTCAAATAATCTATCTCCCAAAGGAAAGTAAATCAAATCTCCTTCTTTGGGTCTTGTGGATAATTTTATATCATTCAAGTTTTTTATTAAAGGACTAATATAAGTTTCAAATCTTTCTCTAGAAATTATTAAACTTAAATCATCAAGATCCTGAATGCCAAATTTTGATAGAATAGTTCCTGTTCCACCATAACCATCATAACTGTTTACATATGCTTCTAAAGGATAAGCATTGTCAAATCTCGACTGTATTACCTCCTTTATTACAGTTTTTTCAGTAATATACTTTCTTGGAATATAATATACTTCAACTCCATACATTCTGATCTGTTCATTTATCAGATCCTGCATTAAACCTTGTTCGGAGGAAGACCCCTGAAGAAAAAATGGATTTAACATTTTATCCGATCATATCAAATGGTGGGAGTTCATAAGTATTGGACATTTTTTCCATTAAAATGTCAATTTCTCTTTGTGCATCATCATACATTTGTCTACCATTTAATTCAACTCCACCGGGTAGTTTTACTCCGGTAAATTTCATCATATTCTGTCCCCATTGTCTTTTAATCAAAGATGTCAAATATGGTTTTATAAAAGAATCATTCCAAACTCTTGAATAATCATTTGGATCTAGAGTAGAGTAGCAATCAATAACAAAATAATTATTTTCACTAACGGTGCCCCAATCAATATCTAGATATAGTCTATCTTGTCTTTTATTGAAACGAATTTGTTTTTGAGTATTCAGAAGAAAATCCAAATCTTCCAAATAGGTCTTAACCATAGCATAACTTAATAGCTCAGTAGTTCCCCAATAGTAAATATCATTTAAAAATAATTGATATTTTACACTAAACATATTATTGGTGATTGTGTTTGAACTATCAAAACTAAAAACCTTATTTACCCCAATAATATTAGGTGGAACCTGTAGATAATTACTGTTTTCGGTATAATTAAATGATACCGCTGTCCCTACTATATTTGTATTTACCGTTGTTGTAACTATGCCAACATTGCTATTTACATCAAGTCCTTTTGCTCTTCCACGAGCAATATCATCTGCTGTTATTTTATACTTATAAAATGTAGGATAAACACCATCAAAATGTCTTTCTTGAAAAAACTGGACAGCATCATCTACAAGATCTTCAATTTGCTCATCGGCAACATTAATTTCTAAAACTGGCGCTCCCAGTTTTCTCTTGCAGTAATCTATTAACTCTTGTCTAGTAGATGGTTGCGCCATTTATTAGTACCTCTCAGAATATTTATGGTGCAGAAGAAATACCGGGTCTTACTAAAATATTTCCCTCAACAATTCTATAAACAGTCGAACCCGAACTTACCAGAACATCATAAACATATCTTCCTTCCCTTAAAGATCTTGTCTGTGTTGATCCCAAAGAAATATTAAATCTACCCTGAGTAGAAGTAGAAAAACCAACGTTGAATGTTGCTACCGCATAAGAACTTGATCCGATAGAAACACTCTTTGCCATTTGAGAAGATCCAGTCCACCCAGAGAAATTAAAGGCAGAACTTGATGTGTTTACTACTGAAAAATTTGCTGAAAAAGTTGATCCAGTATTAATAGTTAAATTAACTGAACTTGGAGTTCCAGAAGTCGTGTCAAAAGTTATTCTTTTATCTGCCATTTAAAATACCTAAACTGGAAATTACTTCTTGTTGTTTTAAGTATAACTTATAATAACATTTTGCAATATTCTTCAAATCGTTAATATCATCTATACTATCTATCTCAGAAGCAACTTTAAAGTATTCAAAACTTTTACTTAAATTTTCAAGGTCTATATTATTTGGGTCCATCAATTAAACTCCTGAGCAAAGATTTGATTTCATTTAAATCTTCTTTCATATTAACAAAATCTTTCTCAAGATTCTGTAATTTTTGATTTTCTTTTTCTTTTATTCTTTTTTGCATAATGTAGTTATTGTAATCTGTCATATTTGTGTTGATAATTGCTTTAGTTTCTTCATCTCTAATTAAATTAGAGTGACCGTTAACTTTAGAATATTTCATAATTTATTATGCCAATGCTATAATTCTCAAATCTTTATATCTTGGTGGATATGCTTGATTTGTTGAGGTTCCAACAAGCTTGATACCAAAATATCTAAATGCTGGTAGATTATCGATAGTGAATTCATACTCCCTAAAGTCAAGGATATCGCTATCAAATCCAATCAAATCAGTTTTAGAAACCATTTTGTCTGGTAATCCATTACTATCAGACAAACTTATTATATCTCCACTTGAAGTTAAATTGGTATATCCTGGGAAAGGATAGTAGATTAAATCCGAATTAGGGTCATCAGTTATTGTATATAAACACCTAATGTCACTATAAGTGTTAATATATGCACTTAATATTACTTTTATAGATGATGCTGGAGTTTCTAATGAAATTGGCTTTGTTGCATAAACAAAAGATGATGGATCATCTTTTAAAGTTGATACTCTATCATCCGTGGCATAATTGGATATTGCATTATTTACTCTGTTGGAAGTGAAAATCATTCCAACTCTATCCAAGTCAATTACTGGAGATACATATGCATTTGTTGTTGAAAGATTTAAATTTAAAGTCAGAGATTTGTTGGCAGGCAAATTCGTTGTTTTTGAGTTCTCATTTATCTTTGATGCAACAACTCTAGGGGTGCTTAAATAATTTGTTGCATTGAGGTTAATTTGCTCAAATCCTTGGTCAATGAAAGGTATTTCATTTCCATCAACACTACTTCCACTAACAGTTCTCAATGAAGCATTGATATTAGTGCCTCTGAGAGACATTGTTTGGACAACTGGTTTAACAATTTCAAACGGTATATTCTGAGTTGCATTTATTTCTGAACCACCTGTTGATTTTGTTTGGTTAAGGAATAACTTTGGATGACCAGATGATAAAGTTCTATTTGTCATTGTAGAACTTTGATCACTCATATCTAACTTGACGTGATAGTAATCTAGATCATATGGTTCTGCAACTGTTGCATCTGCTAAATCGTGTGTTTTGTTAATGCGACGTAAGGAAACAGAAGCAAGTTCATACTTATAAACCAAAGTTCCTGCACTGTAACTGAATGATTTTGTTTGATCAATCGCTCTAGTTATACCAGTTAAAAGTGGTGGTGATACTGATGTATTTACTCCAGTATAAGAAATAATCTCATTATCAATCCTAATATATCCTGGATTTGTAGATGCAACAGAAACATTTTCAAAAGTATCAAAATTAGCGATAGAAATACTTTCTACCGGAATACTGTCTGTTGAAGTTGATGAATAGTCACTAAAAAGTTTGGTTGGTTTTAAATCAGATATTGCATTACTTATTGTTACTAAATTTTGAGATGAATTCATTCCGTGATTTTTATGATAAACCTTGATATGCAATCCATCTGATAATGTTTCTATTCCATTAGCGGGAACAATGACATTTCCCCCAGTTCCATTTAAATCTGTAGAAACGCCAACATTATTAATATACCTTAAAGTATTTCCTACACCAGTAACATAATCACCTTGAACTTGATCTATGATTAGTTGATTTACACCAGAAACTTCTGAAACAGATAACCTCAAGTTTCTGCCAAGATTTTGTGTTCCAATTGTTGATATTCCTAG